ATCGGGCCTGGACAGTCGCGATGGGCAACAGCGTCGAATTCCGAAGCATGGCTGACATTCTCGAATTGATGGATGCAGACATTGCTTCTGCATACGGAGATAAAACCGATCTGCCAGAAGATGAACTGCTCGCGATGATGGAAGCAGAAACTTGGATGTCAGCCGAGCAAGCTTATGACTTGGGTTTCGTTGACGAGATCAATGAAATTAGCAGAAAGATGAAAGAACTTGAAAAGAAAGCTGAGGTCATTAGCCCGTTCTATGCAGCGGTTGCAGAGGCATCTGCGAGGAGAATTAGAATGAGACTTAAGTCTGATTCTTGACAAAAATGTCAAAATAGAGTAAATAGGCAAAAATGTGGACGGGCGTTTTACCGTCCGTTCGGAGAATTGAAAACAAGGATCAGAAATGAATCTGCATGATATCCAAAATAGGCTTGCTGAAATCTCGGTTGATGTGGAAGCATTGATCGAGGTTGCAGGCGACAGTCCATCTGCGGAGCATCAAGAGCAAATTCTTGCCCTCAACAAAGAGGCGCAGGAACTTGAAGCAAAGCATGACGAAGCTAAGAAATTTGAGAAGGCAAAAGCTGAGATCGTTGCACGGCGTAAGCTTGCAGCGGAGGCAGCGGACGCTCCTGCGGCTGGTGTTCAGCCAAGTGTTTCGGAAGACCTCCCCAAGGAAGAAAACAAAATGGCAATTCCAGCCAAAGCTCGATACGCAAAATCACGGCACTTCGAAAACAACGAAGATGCATACGAAGCTGGCATGTTTTTGGCAGCAATCGGCGGGAGCAAGAAGGCTCAGGAGTTCATGGCGGCTCAGTCGCTGACAAACTCCGAAGGCGGTTTTTCCGTTCCTCAGCCGTTGTCGGATCAACTCATCAACCTCGTTGAAGAGTACGGACACGCGCGGCAAAGTTGTCGTCGAGTTGTCATGGGTGCTACGACCTGGCAAGTTCCTAAGATCACAGGTCACTCGGTCGTATATTATCCAGCAGAAGCTGCTGCAATCACCGAAAGCGACCTTACCTTCAGCCAAATCACATTGACTGCTAAGAAGATGGCTGGCCTTGTGAAGATGTCATCCGAGATTGCTGAAGACAGCATCATCTCAATGCTTGACACTGTTGTTGAAGACTTGGCTTGGGGATTCAGCAAAGCTGAAGACGACAACCTGTTCACTGGCGGCTCGATCTACGCAGGTGGTATCGAGGGTGACGCGAATGTTGCTGACACCAATGTTGCTTCGGTTGGAGCACTTGCTCTGACTGACTTGACTGCAATGGTCGTTGCAAGTGGTCAAGAGCGTGGCCTGAATCCTAAGTTCTACATGAATCCAACTCTGTGGAACGGTCAGGTTCGCGACTTGCTCAACGCTGCTGGCGGAAACGCAAGTGCAGACGTTGCTGCTGGAGTCCAGCGAAGTCTGTTCGGTTACGAAGTTGTTCTTTGCAACGCTGTGCCGGGTGCTTCCTCATCAACCTCCGGTGACTTGCTCGCAGTATTCGGTGATCTTGGCGTTAGCCACTACTTCGGTGATCGTCGCCAGTTGAGCTTCAAAGTGCTCGATCAGCTTTTCGCGGTCAACGATCAAATCGGTGTTGTCTGCACTAGCCGCATCGACATTGCTGCCGCTGCACCAGAGGTTCTCTCAAAAATCACGATTACTTGATCATGAGAGTTAAAATTTTAAAGCCCTGCCTTGGTCATCAAGTCGGGGCTATTGTGGTCATTAGCAACATTGGTGTTGCTAAGACTCTGATATCATTTGGCAATTGTGTGGAAGTCAAAGATGACGACAGACTGGACTCTGATACGAACGTCAGCACCAAGCGTGTTGCCGGTAAGTCTAAGCGAAGTAAAGTCTCATCTAAGACTAAGCTCAAGTGATACCACTCATGACGCTAATCTCACGCTGCTAATTGAGGCAGCGGTAGAGCGGCTTGAGCAAGACCTTGACCGTCAGGTGATTACGGCAGACTTTCGCGTTACTCGGTTTAACTGGGGAAGCGACACCGCTGAGGTCAAGCTAAACAAGAAAGCAGTGTGCTCAATCACAACTGTGAAGTACGTCGATGTTGACGGTAACACGGTTACCCTCGATAGCGACGACTACATCTTTGACAAGGGAAGATGCAGCATCTTTCCCCCAGCAGGCACAACTTGGCCTGAAGTCCTTGCAGACGATCCCAATGGCGTTGTAATCGACTTCTGCGCAGGATACGGGCCAAGTGCCGACTGCGTGCCAAGGCTCTTTAAGACAGCAATCATGCTTGGTGTAGGCAAGTGGTTTTTTGATCCTGCTCAAGAGGGGTCTGCACTGCATAGCCAAGAGGTTGCTTACGAGCGAATTGTTGCTCTTCTCGCGAGGTCGTCCTATCCATGAGTATTAGAAAGCGGATTGGATTCAGGCGACACTCAGCAACATTTTATCGGCATGATGGATCGGTTGATTCTTATGGTCAGCCAACATACGCGGATGATAGCTCGTGGACTGCAATCTCGTCAGGATGGCCTTGTGAACTAGTCACAACGGTCGGAGGCGAGGTACTCCGAGGTCGCATGGTAACTGAGAAAACAACTCATGTTGCGTTCGGAGAGTTTTTTGGGATCGGCAGCATCACTGTAAAAGACAGGTGCATTATCGATGGGGTCAAATACGGAATCACAAATACATCCGATCCCGATGGTATCAGTATGGAGATCCGCGTAGAACTCAGAGGTGAAAACAACTAATGAGCTACGCAAAACGTGCAGCACAGGCAGCGAAAGAGATCATAAGTCAAAAGCCTGGAAGAAAGGGAAAACATGGTGTTGTTGTAAACATCTTGTCTAACGACAAAGAAATCAGGCAAATGATTGAGCATCTGCCTAAAGAACTTCATCGCAGGGTCATGACCGCAGCGGTCAAGGCAGCCGCTGAGATTGTCGAAACAGAGGCATCCGTCCAGATTGCAGTTGTTGGAAGAAGAAACATTCCCTACACCGGCAAGCTTGGGAACTCACGCAAGACAGGCACGCGAGACCAGTGGTCAAGGAAAATGGCTGCCAGCAGGGTTGGCCCTGCCGGAAACGACATGAGCAAAGCGGTCACACGCAAGACGCTGAAGTATAGAAAAAGAGCACCTAGCACAGCAATCGTCGGAACGGATTACTATCAATACAATTTTGGTCACATCCATGAACCGCGAGTAGGCGAAGGACCAGCAAGGCATGTAATGTGGGGTCGCGATAGCGGAAAAATGCATATGCAACGTCCATGGCTTGCGCCTGCTGCCAAGTCAACCATTCCGCTTCAGCGGCAAGCAATGATTAGAATTATTAAGGCACGCATGAAAAGGTTTTTCAAATCATGAGCGTAGCTACCGCTGTTCGACAAATCATTGCTGACGATGCAACCGTGACATCTTTGGCAGGCAATCGAGTCACAGTTGACTTCATTCCTGAAGACTCAGTGATGCCTGCATTGCTGCTTTATATCGTTTCAGAGTCCGCTGAAGACTGCCTAAGTGGGTTTGTTGGATTTGAAACTGCAAAAATTAGAGTAGAATGCTACGGCGAAACACGCAGTCAAGCTGACGCACTCCACGCGGCAGCAAGGGCAGCATTAAACGGTGAACGTGGCGTATACAGCAATACGTTCATAAAAGGCATTGGACAGGACACTGGCCGAGTGTACTTAGTTGACAAACCAAATGACGGGACAGATCACTGGCTGTTTCGCACAATCCAAACTTTTGAAATCTCTTACAACTCCTTCTAGAAGGAAAGAAAAATATGCCGTACCAAGGAATGACCGGACAAGGCACAACTGCCGTCCTGACGACCAACGCTATCACTGGATGCGTACGCAGTCTAACGCTGCCTGAACTGACGCAAGACAAGATCGATGCTAGTTGCCTCGACACAACTGGGTTTATGAAGTACATCCCAGGCGATCTGACTGATCCCGGCGAGTGTACTCTTGAAATTATCTTCGACCCTACTTTCGATTTTGACGCGATTGTTGGAGTAGTCGATACGCTAACCATCACGTTTGCGATTGGTGATCCAACAAACACTACCAATGCAACTTTGATTGGTACAGGCTTCATTACTAGCTATGGTCTTCCAGACTTGAGCACCAACAACCTTGCAGTCGTCAATGTGACGTTTGCATTTGACGGTGATACTGGACCAGCATTCACAGTCGAGTCGTAATCATGAATGTCGAACTTCTACCCTGCGAAGGCAAGAACCTTGCCACCGGCGCAAAAGAGGTATTCAAGCAATACCGAGTTGTTGTCGATGGCACTTTGGTTGGCTACAAGTCATGGGATTTTGGAAGCTCGATATGTTTCGTTGGCAGGGTTTCTCCTGTTGACAAATCCTTGATTGAGGAAGAGGTGAGTGCTATTCTTGGTGACAGTTCCAGTGGCGTGATGCCACCGGAATTTGACCCAGACGACTTACCTGAAGAGGATTACAAAGATGACTTCCCTGACGAAACAGTTACTGCTTGATCACTGCAAGATTGAGGTCAAAGAGGTAAACATCGAAGGACTTGGCATTTTGTACGTCAAGCCTTCGAGTGAACTTCAGAGATCAAAACGAATTGCAGACATGTTCGATAAGAACGGCAATTTGACGAATGAGTCAAAGCAAAGACGCAGGGTGAATTTGATCATTGATCACATCTGCGATAAAGATGGCAAAGCAATGTTCAGCGAAGGTGACTCAAAAGATTTGCTTGCTCTTGATGGCAGCAAGCTTGATCCGTTCATTGAAGCAGTCATGCTCATCAATGGAGAACTTGAGGGAAACGACGAGGCCGAGTAGATCGGCTTGTAAAGCACTTCGACAAAAACTTTAGATTGCGTTGGGTGTTTAAAATCTGCCAGAAACTGGGCATTGATGACCCATGTCACTGGATGAACTCAGTCAGCCCTCTGCTGGTCGATCAATGGATCGCGTTTGAAGTTGCCGAACAGCAAACAACGTCCTCATCAGACATGTTAGATCCCGACGAAGCACTCAAGAGGTTGACCAGTGGCAGGTAATAACGTCCGCATCGGTGCAATTCGATATGACATC